TTGGCCTGTTGGTCGTGCTGTTCTAGTTAAGCCTTATCAACCAGAGCGTAAAACTGGATTGATTCAGTTTCCAGATGATGTTCGAAGTAGAGATCAAATGGTTGAACAGCGTGCAATAGTGATCGCTGTTGGCTTGTCTGCTTGGCATGATGAGCCTCGTCCTCGAGCCGTTCCTGGTGATAAAGTGCTTATCTCTAAATTCGCTGGGTATATGGCAGAAGGTACTAGGGATAAGGAGCAGTATCGTTTTGTGAATGATCGAGACATCTTTGCAATTATCTCAGACGAAGGGGAATAAGTTATGGACGTTGAAGATATCGATAATGGTAATGGTAATGAAGTTTCTAATGAGGAGTATGAACGGGAAGCTCGTAATATGGGATGGCTTCCCAAGGAGCAGTTCACTGGAAAAGAAGACGATTGGGTTGATGCTAAAGGTTTTGTAGAAAAGGGTCAGCATGTAATTCCTATTCTTCGGGCTAACAATAAACGCCTGCAAAGAGAGCTGTTGACACGGGATCAAAAAATTGGTAGTCTTGAGAAAGCTGTACAAGATAGTCAAAAAGCTATCGAGACGCTGGAGAAGCATTACTCGGCAGCTAATAAGCGGGCCATTGAGAATGCTAAGCGTCAACTCGTAGAGCAGATTAAAGATGCTCGTGAGAATGGGGACACTGATGCAGAGTTTAGGCTTCTGGATCAGTTGGATGCTGTAAAGGAATCTGCACGAGAAGCAGAGAAGAAAGAAGAAGAAGCATCAGCGTCTGGGCAATCCAGCAACGCTAACGAACCTGCGACACTCTCGCCAGAGTTCGAACGATTCCAATCCGAGAACTCTTGGTTTGGATCAGATAAGAAGCGCACTAAGTCACTCCTGCGAATCGCTGAGGACCTTCGTGATGAAGGTGAAACAGCACAGGGGTATGACTTTATGCAGATGTGTCTGTCTGCGCTAGAAAAGCAAGAAGGAAATAAGCAACAGGCTCGCGCTCCAGGGAAGGTGGAGGGTGGGCGATCTGGCAGGTCTGGCGGACAGGGTAAATCCTTTAGTGATCTCCCTGCAGAAGCTAAACAGGCCTGCTGGGAAGATGTAGATAGCCTTGTAGGTAAAGGTAAACGCTATGAAACTAAAGCAGCTTGGGAAAAGCGTTATGCTGAAATTTACTTCGGAGAAGCCTAATGAGTAATAACAATCCTGCTAATAAGATTGAAGGTCTCCCGAAGGGATTTCGGCCGATGAACTCGGCTGTTTTAAAGCTTGAAGTCCCTCAGCGAGATGGTTACCATCGTCACTGGTTTCGAGGTACGCCTGAGCGTATCTCTCGTGCTAGGCAGGCTGGTTATCGTTTTGTAGAGGCTGAAGATCTAGGTGATGATGCTGTAAATAGTTTTGATTTGGCTGGTGACTCTGATAGTGCAGGCAGTACTGATATGGGCAGCCGTGTCAGTGTTATCAGTGGTGATGATATAGCTGGTAATGGTCAGCCGTCGCGTCTGTACTTGATGGAATGTCCATTGGAGTACTACGAGGCTGGGCAGAAAGTCTTGGCAGATAGGAATGAAGGGGTTGCAAGCGCTCTCCGCGGAGGTAAGATCGGTGCAGGCCATGATGGTGAAACAGTATATGATCAGAACAATCGGTATTTGAAAGGCACGGCACCCGACCTTTTCACTCCTAATAAGCGGAGACGGTAATGGCTAATGTAAATCGCCCTACTGGTCTTAGCCCTGTCAAGAGCATTAATGGTGCTCCTTGGAATGGGCAGGCCAATTTGTACTCTATTGCTTCAGGCTATAACACTGCCTTGGCAATTGGAGACCCTGTAATTTCATCTGGCACCGCAGATTCTAATGGTGTTCCTGGTATTGTTCTTGCGGCTGATACCGGAGCTATTCGCGGCGTAATTGTAGGCCTAGGTACGTCTGTTGGCTTGATTGCTAATCCAAGCAATCTTGATAGTACTGTTCGACCGGCTAACTCTGTTGGTGTGTGGTATGCTTTGGTAGTTGATGATCCTAACGTAATCTTTGAAGTTCAGGATAGTGGTGCTTCCGCACTTGCCGCTGCTGATACTGCTTTGAATACTAACCTTGTTAGTGGTACTAACAATGGTTTTGTATCTGGTTGGACCGTTGATGGCGTTGACAAGGCAGCTACTGCTACTTTGCAAGTTAAGCTCCTGGGCCTTTCCTACCGTATCGACAATGCCTTTGGGCAATATGCGAAGTGGTTGGTGAAGATTAATAATCATGAGCTGGCTGCTGGCACTTCCGGCCTCTAAGGAGAATAAAAAATGCCTGGTGTAATCAATACTGGTACTCATCCTAAACTCCTTTGGCCGGGTATCCGGGAGATTTGGGGACAGACCTATGACGCGCATCCTACTGAGTATACGGATCTGTATGATGTCCGTAACTCTCAACGAGCGTATGAACAGGATGTTGAGGTAAGTGGTTTTGGTCTGGCTCCTGTGAAGGGTCAGGGCGCTCCCATGTCTTTTGACTCCGAGAGTCAGGGTTGGGTAACTACCTATGCGCACATCGCTTATGCGTTGGGTTATATTGTTACCTTTGAGGAGCTTCAGGACAATCTTTATAAGGAAGTTTCTACTCGACGTTCAAAGGCAAATGCATTCTCTATTAATCAGACAACGGAGAATGTGGCGGCGTTTCTGTATAACAATGCGTTTACTAGCACGTACTTCACGACACCTGATGGACAACCACTTATCAGCTCTGCTCATGTGAATGCTACTGGTGGCACTTTCAGTAACCAACTCACGCCTGGCGCTGATTTGAGTGAGGCGGCTCTGGAAGATATCAATATCCAGATTATGAACATGAAGCAAGATCGGGGGTTGCAGATTTCTGCGATGGCAGAATCTCTGCATATTCCTACTCAGGAATGGTATAACGCTAATCGTATCTTGAAATCGGTGCTGCAATCTGATACGGCTAACAATGCGATTAATGTCTTGAAGGCTACCAATGCTTTCCCCAAGGGCATTAAGATGAACCACTATTTCACTTCTATGGGAGCGTGGTTTGTTCGTACTAATGTGCCTAATGGAATGACGTTCTTCTGGCGTAATAAACCTGCATTTGATCAGGATAATGATTTCGATACTAAGAATGCTAAGGCGGCTACTTATATGCGCTTTAGCGTCGGCTGTACTGATCCTCGTGGCCTCTATGGTAGTAATAGCCCGTAAGGAGATGCATCATGGGATTTCTTAAGAAGATGCTCAAGAAATCTGTTGGTATTAGCACTAAGGTGGCTACTCAGCCTTTCAAAGATGCTAAGAAAGCTGTTAACATTACCAACAAAGTGAACAGTAAGGTAGGGGTTAATAAGTTGGGAATGCTTAGTACGTCTCGTGGCCGAGCAGGAAAGGCTCCCCCGGTTAGTACCGGCACTCCTGCTCCTGGGCGAGCGGCTATTGGTGGTCCCAGGGCTCGTATGATGCCTGCCGGCGGTGGCGTTCGAGGTATTAAGCGTCGGTAAGTTATGTTCCAATTTGGAACATTAGTGAATAACGTGGCCCTGCCTGCTTGTGGGGGCCACGCCTTTTTTGGCGTTATTCCTTGGAGATTTACATGGGCACTACTCGTTTTCCTTCTGGTGTAACTAATTCGGCTCCTCGTACTTGTCTGGGTAACATGGGCCAGCCTGACCCGTTGAAGTTTCACACGTACTTTAATGACTTTAATACCTACCTAGCCAGCGATTGGGTTGTTTCTAAGACTGGTACTGGCACCCAAGCACTGGCTGACGGTGATGGAGGTTTGCTCCTAACTACAAATAGTGCTGGTGTGAGTGATGCAGTGTTTAACCAGCTGGTTAAACAGGGTTTTCTCATGGAAGCTGGTAAGCGTGCCTTCTTCAAGGCTCGTTTTAAGATCAGTGATGCTACTCAATCTGCCATGCAGCTTGGGCTTATTATCACAGATACTAGCCCGCTGGATGCTACTGATGGTATCTACTTTCAGAAGGACGATGGTGATACTCACATCGATCTGTATGTCAGGAAAGATACAACGACTGGAAGTGACTCCACCTCTGATATTGCTGAGCTAGTTGATAATACCTTCATTACTCTTGGATTTGAGTTTGATGGTAAGCAGACTGTGTTTGCTTATGTGAATGATGTGCTAGTTGCACGTCTTGATGCATCTGCTACATATCTCCCGGATTCTTCTCTGACTGTATCTTTCGGCATTCAGAATGGGGAAGCTGTAGCTAAGAGCATGACTCTTGATTACATCCTTGCTGCAAAGGAGCGCTAATCATGGCTACTGTGCAGGTGATTGAAGAGGGTTTTAGGAATTACATTATCAAAGTCACCGGCACTGGGGCAGAGATTGATGCAAAAATTGTAGATGTCTCTGCTCTAAACCCTCCATGTACTCGTGTTCGGCTAAAGAAAATAACCTATAGCTTGGACCCTGCAGATTCTATGGAACTAAAGTGGGATGCAACATCCCCAGAAATTTTCCTAAATCTAAATGGCAGCAACGACGCTGATATGTGCTTTGAGGGTACTGCCGGTATTCCTAATAATGCAGGTGCTGGTGTAACTGGAGATATTCTTCTTAACGGTGGGACGAGCGCTTACACTCTTTACATCTCTTTTATCAAGTCTAATTCGTGAGGTGAGTTGTGACCGCATCTGTATCAAACACTGTTTACGGCGTTATCAGTGATGCTATGCACGATGCG